CTCTGCATACTTGCGAGACGGCCGGGGGATCGCTTCACGCCATGCATGACCATGCATAACCCGCTGTATGCCCTCAGGAAGGCCTGTGATGATCGCTGATGCAGCTGCCGGTGGCGACCGCCGCAAGACGCTGGAGGCGATCAGGGACAAACTCGCTCGAGACATGGACGACGCACCCGCTGCTGTGAGCGCGCAACTCGCCGGCCAGCTCGTCAAGGTTCTGGCCGAGCTGGCGGAGCTCGGCAATCCAGAGAAGGTGTCGGCGCTCGATGAGCTTGCAAACCGTCGCAAGGATCGGCTCGCAGCGGCCGGCATTCCTGAACCTGCCAAGCGCCAGACACGGAAGCGCGGGTGACGAAGCCGCCGACCTGGCTGCACTTGCCGGGCTTCGTCTGGACGAATGGCAGCGCTGGTGCCTGTCGGAGATGTTGCAGGTCGATCAGACCGGCCGCTGGTCGGCGTTCGAATGCGCCATTGTCGTCCCACGCCAGAACGGGAAGGGCGGCCTGCTCGAGGCCCGTCAACTGTTTGGTCTGTTCCTCGGCGGCGAGCAACTGGCGATCCATTCGGCGCACGAGTTCCGCACCGCCTTTGAGCATTTCCTGCGGATCACCCAGCTGATCGAGTCGACACCCGAACTCGACCAGCAGGTGCAACGCATCCGACGCGGCGCCGGCGAACAATCGGTCGAGTTGAAGACCGGCGAACGGCTCCGGTTCATCGCCCGATCATCCGGTTCCGGTCGAGGCATGTCCGGTGACGCCGTCTACCTCGACGAGGCGTTCGCCCTGACCGCACCGATCATGGGTGCCCTGTTGCCGACGATGTCGGCGGTGCCGAACCCGCAGATGATCTACACGTCGTCGGCGCCCAAGGCATCGCAGGCGGTGCTCTACGACCTCGTCCAACGAGGCCGAGCCGGCGGCTCGGAACGACTGTTCTACGCCGAATGGGGCAACCTCGAAGGCGTCGACATCAACGATCGAGACGCCTGGTGCCGGGCCAACCCGGCGCTCGGCATCCGCATCGACGAACGCTTCATCGAAGCCGAACTCGAAGCGATGCAGTCGTTTCCCGACGAGTTCCTCCGGGAACGCCTCGGCGTGATCACCACCAGCGACACCGCCTCGGTGCTCCCGATGCCGAAGTGGCGTGCCTGCCAGGACCAGCACTCGCGAGCCGAAGGCGGCATCGCCGCCTTGTCGGTGGCGCCCGGCTCCACCGCCGCCGCACTCGGCTACGCCGCCCGCCGGCCGGACGGACTCGTCCACGTCGAGGTCGCACGACACGAACAAGGCACCGGCTGGATCGTCGAAGCCTGCCAACGAGCGTTCGCCGATACCGGCAAACCGATCGTCGTCGACCCGAAGTCGCCGTCATCCGGTGTGATCGACCGCCTCGAGGAAGCCGGCGTGGAACTGCTCAAGGTGTCGTTCACCGACTTCGCCCGTGCCTGCGTCGCATTTCAGGACGACGTGCTCAACGAACGCATCCGCCACCTCGGACAGGAACGACTCAGCGCAGCCGTGGCCGGCGTCGAGATCCGCACCTTCGGCGAATCGTGGGTGTTCTCGGCACGGCAATCACCGGTCGACATCACACCGCTGCTCGCATCCGTGCTCGCCACGATCCCGATCCGCGACACCCAGACCGACCAGTACCAGGGCGGGTTCGTTGATCTTGCCGACTTCCTTGACGACTGAAAGGACCGCCATGGGAACCATCCTCCAACTGAGCGGTCTCGCACTGGTCATCCTCGCCGGCGCACTCATCTCCATCCCGGCCGTCATCGCCGCCGTCGGACTGGTCGCCGTGTTCGTCGGTATCGCAGCGGAGCGTGACTGATGTTGCGCTCCCTGTTCAGCAACCAGCCCGTCGAAGAACGCGCCCAGGCGACCACGTGGGGCGAATGGCCCGGCGACAACATCACCGTCACCGGCGCAACCGTGACCGAATTGTCGGCGCTGCAGCTGCTCGCCGTCGCCGGTTGCGTACGGCTCATCGCCGACTCGATCGCCACCCTGCCGATCGACACGTACCGCAAGGACTCCAGCGGGCAGCAGATCGAGGTCGAACCGCCGGCATGGCTCAAGGAACCGACGATCGACCTCGACTTCACCGCATGGTGCACGCAGGTCATCACATCGCTGCTCTTGCACGGCAACGCCTACATCCTCGTGCAGCGCAACACCACCGGCCAGATCGTCGAGATCCCGACCGTGGACCCTCAGTCGGTGCAGGTGTTCCGTGACCGGGGCATGAAGACCTACCGGATCAACGGCGCCGTCTATCCCGGCCAGATCGTCCACATCAAGGGGATGATGCTGCCCGGTTTCGACGTCGGCCTGTCGCCGTTGGAGTACGCCCGCCAGTCGATCGGCCTCGGTCTCAATGCGCTCGAGTTCGGCGCCGACCAGTTCGCCAACTTCAACAACATGCCGGGCGTCATCGAGATCCCCAAGCGTGCCCAGCCGGATCAGATGACCGCGATGGCGCAGGCGTGGCGTCGGGCCCGTCAGAAACGCAACCGTGGCCTTCCCGGTGTCCTCGAGGACGGCGCCACTTGGCGGCCGACCGGCGTCACCAACGAGCAGGCCCAGTTCCTGCAGTTGCGCCAGTGGACGGCTGCCGAGGTGGCCGGCCAGGTGTTCCTCGTCGATCCCGCCGACCTTGGCATCCCCGTCGCCGGCACGTCGCTCACGTACGCCAACCTCGAACAGCGCAACATCCGTCGCGTGCAGGTGACCTTCCTGCCGTGGATGATCCGCATCGAGAAGGCGATCTCGGCGCTGCTCCCTCAGCCGCGCTACATGAAGTTCAACGTCGACGGCCTCCTGCGCGGTGACTCGTCAACCCGCTGGAACATCTACAAGACGGCGTCGGACATCAACGCCGCCGCCGTCGCCTACGGCCAGCCTCCCGTGCTGCTGACCGCCGAGATGCGCGACTTCGAGGACCTCAACCCGGTCGACGCACCAGTGATCGGCCCTGCACCGCTCGACACACCGCCGGCACAGCTGAACTCGCAACCGCCGGTGAACGTGAACGTCAACATGCCCGAGCAACGCTTCGAGGCGCCGCAGGTGCACGTGAACTCGCCGATCGACGTGCACATCCCCGAGCAGCCGGCACCGAACGTGACGATCCGCCAAGAGGCGCCGCAGGTGCATGTGGCGCCCGAGGTGTTCATTGACCGCTCGCCCGAACCGGAGATCATTGAACAGCCGGGCCCGAAGATCACCAAGCGCAGCGTCGAACGCGACGAGCTGGGCCGCATCGCCACCATCATCGACGAGGTCATCTCGTGATCAAGTACACGACCACCATCCGCAACCAAATGTTGGACACGATCACGACCAACGCCGGCGGATCGGCGCTGCTGCGGATCTACGACAACACCGCACCAGGTCGCCCCGGGAACGCCAACACCGCCGTCAGCACCCAAGTGAAACTGGCCGAACTGACCTGCAACGCCACGTTCGCACCATCGGCCACCGGTGGCCTACTCACGCTGAACTCGATCACCGGCGCCAACGCCATCACCGGCGGCACCGCCAACTGGTTCCGCATCGTCAGCTCCGGCGGCACCACCATCCTTGACGGCGACTGCGGCACCTCCGGCTCCGACCTCAACCTGTCGACCCTAACGATCGTGTCCGGCCAGCCGATCTCCATCACCTCGTTCGCCATCACCGAGGGCAACGGCTGATGGCCGACAGCGACGTCCCGATCACCGCCGGGTCGGGCACCAAGATCGACACTCGAACCGTCGGCGCCGGCGTCGATGAGCACCGTCAAGTCGTGGTCATCGGCGACCCGGCCACCGCCACAGCGGTCGGTACCGTCACCGCGACCGGCGGCCTGCGTGTCGAGCCGTACTTCACGAACACGCTCGGCACCGGTGTTGCCGGATTCCAGCAGGAGGACCAGCCGCACGTCGACGGCCACGCCGGCGTCATGATGCTCGGCGTCCGCAACCACTTCACCGGCAGCAACACCGACGGCGACTACAGCGCATTGTCGGTGTCGTCGTATGGCGACCTGCACACCGTTGCCCGCCGTGACCTGCAACGCATCTCGGTCGCATCCGGTTCGCTGACCACCGCCACCACCAACTATACGGCCGGCGACCAGCTCGGCACCCAGTTCATCATCACCGGCGCAGCTCGAGGTTCGATGAGCGGTGGTGCGATCGTCGGCGTCACACTCATCGACGCAGGCGACAAGATCGGCGCAGTCGACGTCGTGTTCACCGATTCGGCGATCACACTGGCAGCCGACAACGCTGCCTACGCCATCAGTGACGCCGACGCCCTCAAGGTGGTCGGCATCGTGCAACTGGCTGGCGCCTACGACATCGGCAACAACCGTGTCGCCCAGGCACAGAACATCTCGATCCCGTTCATGACCTCGGGCGGATCGGCGCTGTATGCCGGCCTGATCACCCGTTCGGCCAACGGCACCTTCGTCGCCGCCAACGACCTGCAGTTGATCACCTACGTCGAACGGTACTGAGCCATGCCGCTCACCTTCGGCGCAGCCACCAGCGATACCGCAAGCATCGTGGGAACCTCGTTTGGGGCCACCGGTCAGGCCGGATTCAT